ATCTAGACTCCTTATATGTTCAATTCTTTCGGCGGGTGTTGGACGTAATCTCCAGTTCTGCCGAAATGCGCTCATACTTGAAAGACAATGGAACAAATCTAAAGAAGCTCAATTTGCACAGCGATTTTGGCGTATTATGCGTGACGCGCTTGGAAGGGTCAGAACCAAATTCACGAGCGAAGATACAGTTCACATATACACGGCAAATCTGAGTGATTCCTTCGATGAATACTTTGATTCGATGATTCACTTAAAAGGTTTGGTTGTCGCTTCGATTGATGATTCATTGGATGAGGAAGAAATTCCTGATGTGAATTTCATGATCGAATTGGCATCTTTGGTTACTGCAAAGCTCATGAAGTGGGTTGGGCATTAAGTATGAAAAAATGTAAAATTGAATCCCATGTTTACTGTTCCAATTATAGTTTATCGAAAAAATACTTCTGGAGAGTTTATTTTCCCTATAAAAACTCTTGCATATGTGATATAATAGATTTCATAAGTTGGAGAGAAGCTATGCACTGGGTATGTCGTGAAATTGAAGATAGAAACAAACAGGAGCGGGGCATTAAGTATGAAACTGATAATTAAGGACACAATATGCTTTCTAACTCTGATATTCCTAGCCTGGCTGATTTTGAAAGTGGGATGATTTTATGACACTTGCTGAACAGTATATGTATAGGTATCCCTTTTCTATATCAGTAGAAACAGGAGTTTTAAGTAACTGTGAATATGCAATAGTTCCCCATCCTTCTCATAGTTACTCAATTCCAGGTAATTTTAATGGATATGTAATTTTTCCAAAGCGCTTAACAATTGAATCAGGATATAATGGAATTCTAGCATATATCCCCGTTCATGGAGGGATTACATATTGTAATGAATTCCCAGAAGGACCAATGGTCTATGGATTTGATACTGGGCATTGTGATTCTGAAGAATATCCTATTCGGGATATGAGCTGGATAAAAGAACAGTGCATTTTAATGAGGGATGCAATTATCCGAGTTTCTAAGATCGAGTCCCAGTATATCGAAGCTGAGAAACTTTCTATAGCAAATAGAAATTCTGTTAGAGCAGATTTACTTCAGCCTATTTTAGATTTAGCTACTAATCCCAGCTTTAATTTTGGTTTAGCTATAAAGTTTCTTTCTGGTTCACTATGAGTAAAATAGTAATAACTCTCAACTCTCATGCGCTTTCAGATTTCCAGCAATGTGAACATAGGTATTTATGTTCTAGCCTGATTTCCCTTGAGCCGCTGGTAAGTAAAAAGGCATTTGACGAAGGCACATTAATTCATCGCTGGTTACGATTATTTTACTACCATAAGATGAGGAAATTTCAAGGCCACGTTAGTGTTCTGAGAATGAAAGCTCTTGTAAATGCGTCTCTGTGGCAATCAGTTGCATTTAAGAATGGAAAGATTCCCGGAGTTCGTGCCTTTGAGTTGTTCAGGGCACTCAGTAAATACTCTCACGAATATAAGAATGAGAACTGGAAAACAATTGGAACTGAAGTTGGCTTTTCAATAGTTCTATATGAGGATGATAATTACATCTTCGTATATGAGGGCAAAATAGACTGGCTCGGATATAGTGGAGCGGAAAAACTTGTCGTGGATCATAAGTCTCGATCTGGAAAGTATCAGATCTATGAATTCAATAATCAATGTATCGGATACCTTTTAGCGACTGGCGCGACAAAGTTTGTCTACAATTTCATTACCCTGACAAACATTCCAACCTTTGAACGTGTGGCGCATTCATTTACTGAGGCGCAAATAGAAGATTGGAAGAAGGATACAATTCAGTGGTATTTTCGGGTGGCGCGTTCGCTAGAGTCAAAGCAATACCTGAAATCGCGCCAATGTTCTGGGAAATATGGAGTGTGTGAATTCCATTCCATTTGTGAAACACCTAAACTTGAACAACAGTTGTTTATAGTTAAGAGTCAATTTAAGGTTGGAAACCCGCATAGGAGTTGGTAATGGGACTTGATACAGTAATTAAAGTAGAACTAGATAACCCTTTAAGTGATCTGGAAATTCTCCAACTATCTTCTAAGATGTGTGCAACGATTGGACAAGGTTATTTCTTCTTAGACAAAGAGGGAAAATATAATAATGGAATTCCCCAACATGTCCTAACTCGAACAGAAGATAAAGATTGGCTGCAAGTTAATACCTACTTGAGATACTATGGTAAGGATTATACTAGGGGAAATTGGATAGTTATACGAGCGATAGGAGAGTTTCTAAATTACCACTTACCCTCCGCGACAGTATGGTATGGGGATGATTGCTCAGATGATTTGGAAATATTTGATGCAGAGTTTATAAAAGAAATGAATGAGTATTTTCTCCAAAATGGCTATTTCCCTTACAGGAATTGTGATTTCCATACAACTTCACAGATAGTTTGTACGTTTTGTGGTAATCGTCCAATGAACGAGTGTGGTGGAGGTAGCGGAAATACTTTTTGGCGTTGTGATGGATGTGGGGGAAAAGTTATTGAATTATCTAATATGGAAGTTATATATCTTAAAGAGGAACAAGACTTTTTTACTGCCTTAAAGGGAACAAAATGGGAATACTAGCTTCTATTCTAATAATTCTGTGCCTGATTAAGTATTTGTGCTCCGATTGAGGAACTAAATGGATAGTTACTTCCTAACATTCAAAGATAATTCTCCGTTGACGCGACACTTCATTGAGCTTTATGGTTTTGAGTCCCGAAAACAAGGGATCACATATTCTAAAGCGCATTTCCCTTTGGACTTTGAAACTGTGAGCACTTGTGATGAATTCGCGCCAATGGTTTCGGAACATAGATATCCTCTGGGAATAGTTGAATACTCCCTGGATTTAATGTTGAAATGTGAGATTACCCTTTAAAACTATGCCACTTGATAAAGTCAAAGCCGAATTAATAATTGGAACAATGCGTTCCCAATCTGTGGAAGCACGATTAAATGCAATCAATCAAGCGCGTGAGATGTTCAGGAATGCGTTTAAGGACTGCAAATGTGATGCAGACTGGGCATTCTCAGCCTATTGTGTAGAAACATTCTATAACTTAGTCAAGGATGAACTTCGCGCTGGAATACAAGAGCGCATTGGAAAGTCGCAATCAAATGATAATGGGATTCCAGTTCCTAAAAAGGAAAAGATAATTCCCAAGGAAAAGAAAAAATATGCTACCATGGATATGGCGGCAATGATTTCATCTTTTACGGCTTTCCAAAATCTACAAAAGGGAAAAACAGAGGAATGAAGATTATTCAATTTGGAAAAATAATAAAATATAAATACATCTACTTCCTCAGAGATCCTAAAACTCTTGTAGTTAAATATGTAGGAATTTCTTCTAATCCTCAAAAAAGATTAATTAGACATTTTATGAATGCAAGAGAGGGTCAGAAATATCCTGTGTACTTCTGGCTAAGAGAACTTTTACAGGATAATCTAAAACCTATTGTAAATATTATTCAAAAAGTAGAAGAAGTAGATTGGAACAGTACTGAGCAATTCTGGATTTCAGCTTTTGGAAACCAACTATTTAATATTACAGCAGGTGGGGCTGGAACTGTAGGATTCTCCCATACAAAAGAAGAGACAGATAAAATTTTTAATTCCAGTTCTAATATTTCTGAAGAAACTAGAAAAAAGATGTCAGAATCTAGAAAAGGAAATACGAATTCTAAGGGAAATACTTTATCAGTTAGAACTCGTAGAGCAATGGCAATTTCTAGAAATTATCGAAGGAAATATCCGCTAGCATGGATACGAAGTTTGGACTGGAAAGGAAAAATCGATGGTTAGTTATCCGATAAAACAAATAGCCCTAGTAATCAAGCGCGAACTTACTGCGTGGCGCGAAGGAATGTCATATATTGAAATTGAGACTTTCGTTGGCTGTGTCATTGCAAACCTTTTAGTAGCTGGCCTTTTAACTTCTGAGGAAGAAAAGTGGCTCAGGTCTTACTTAGTGGGAGAATGATTTAATGGGAAAAGAAGACCACTTCCATACAATTCGAGTAATCAAAACTCTTAAGGGCTTGAAAGCCTATTGCGTTCAACCTGAATGCGCTTGGACAAGTATCCCTGAGTTTCTTCACCGGAAATTAATTGAATGTGAAGTGTGCTTCGAGCATTTCCTTTTCGATGTGGAAGCTTGGAACTTTGATCCACGGGAGAATCGAATACTTTGCTGGAAATGTCAGAATTCCCCTAGAATTGGAATGACATTGGAACAGCAGCAGGTTTTACTTGAGCGCGAAATAAAGAAGATCAATTTAGAAGTAATCGCTGAACTTGAAAAGACTTATCAGACTAAGCGCTCAGAACTTCAAGCGCATGAAAAGGCTCTTGAATTGTTTCAAAAGGAATTAAAGGATAAGGAACAGAACTTACAGGATCGAGAATCGCAGCTCAAATTGAGGAAAAAGAATATTCTACTACTACTTCAATCTGAGCACGAGAAACTTAGGGCTAGGAGAATTAAAATTGAAACTCCTAAGGTTGTGATTCCAAAAGAGCCTAAAGTTCCCCCAGAACCCAAAGCGCCAAAAGTTTCCAAAGTTAAAGAACAGTCCGCACTTGATATTGAAAAGAAGGAGTTACAGAATGCAATCTTCGCAGCATTGTCAGGAGTCATCCAACCTCAAACAAATGAAGGGACAGACGGAAGCGATTCTGAACGAGCTGGATAAATGGTTAAGGGAATTAGATGGAAGCGCCACAGTTGAATTGAAGTCATGGCCTAATGGGTTTACTTGTAAATTAGGTGGAAATAAGATATTTGCAAACGGTGGCGCGACAAATATTCCAGAGGCAATTCGGCAAGCGCTCGTGAGTTGGTACGAATAAAAGGAAAAGCCAATGATGACAATTAGAGTTGAACTCCCTTTAGCTGATGTCGAGAAACTAATTGAAGAATATGTCAAATCTCAACTAGGATTGGATGATTGTGGAATTTGGTATAAGAGTGAGATTACTATTAATACTTATAGGGAAACTGTAGTAATTCTAACTCCACAGGAAAGAATTCGCCAAGAGTCTCCCTCAATGGTGGATAAACTCGAAGAAACTGAAAACAATGGCTAACATACTTGATCTCCTGACAAAGAATTCCGATGGAACTTTCAGCCCTAAACTTGATAAAGGCCAACGAATGCTATTCGTAGGAAGAAGTGGGAGTGGAAAAACCAATGCTGAAGTTTCATTCCCTGGACCTTCTTACACAGCTGATTTCGACAATCGAATGCGTGGCGCGATTTCTGCACGAGCATGGTTAGGCGATGAACGATTTAAGCAAATTGACTTTGACTTCTTTAATCCTTCAGATGGATTCTCAGCCTATGATGATAAGCTAGGAAACTTACTCGAATCGACACAGAAACGAAGTGGAAAGTATAATACACTTAACACAGACAGTGTTGGCGCTTTGATAAACTGTCTTGCATTGGATAGTCAAAGATTACGAGGAATTAACAAAGAATTCAGTGGGAAAACAAGAGGTAAAGTTCATTTCCTGCATCATGACGATTACAATTATGTTAGTACTGCCTTACGCTTGATTATGTTCGATAGAATTTTCCCTCTAAATAAATTGGGAATCAATACGATATTCAGTGCGTGGGTCAGTGACAAGTGGGGAAAGAATCCTCAAGCTAAATCCGATTACGAGCCGTCAATTGTAATCGGTGAACGAATTCTCGGTCCGGGAAATGTTGTCGAGGAATTCACAGGATACTTCGATGAGCAGTATTATTTTAGAAAGGAGTCGCTTGGAATTGAAGGTATCGCTCCAAAGTATACCGTCGAATTTAATGGCGCGTTTGCGAAGTCCGCCTTAGGATTACCGCCTGGAAAGTTTGATATCACAGGAAAGAATTTCTACGAATTCTGGCACGCCAAAGTTAATGAAGTTTTGACACCTACAGGAGTCACTAAATGAGTTTTGATAGAGACTATCCAGCCAAAGTTCAGGAATGTGGTCAAATAACTGGGATTGGACCTATTGATTACATTCCTCCAACGCTTCAAGAACAAATTGAAGCACGTATAGTTGATGTGAAAGAAAATATCAAGAGACAAGAAGAACTTCTTGGACTTTTGAGACGGAATCCTGATATTCAAAGAATACTGGAATTAATGCGATGACTCCAATTGATTCTGATCCCAATGATCCTACTCCACAAGAGACAGATCCAACCGTTGACTCCCAAATTCCTGAACATGAGTTTGGGGATGAAGCTGATGAAGCTGATGAAGATTACGAAGACGAAGACGAAGACGACGAATAGTTCACAAAGGAAACAAAATGCCACTACCTAGAATTACAGATGCAATCAAGAATGCTTCCAAGCGCTTTGAAACTGGCTGGACATTACTCACACTGGTAAATCCGCCTCGCGCCAACGCACCCAAACCGGGTAAAACTGGCGTGAATTATTTCTTCGAATTTGAGGGTCAAACCGGACCAGGAAATACCGAGGAAAATAAAGGGCGCCGAGATTCATTGATGATTTCCGGTGGCGCGCTGGCAAGTGGAATCGCAGATGTTTGCGAAACTTACTATTCAATGCTGAGCGCACTCACTGGATTGTCTGGTGCGGAAATCCTTGATAAGGACATTCCTGACGAAGCAATCGTAGGAAAGTCTATGTGGGCAGATATCGAGTTTGATGTAAACGAAGGAAAGAAATTCCTCCGATTCAAACAGATTTCTCCTGCAACTGAAATTCCCTTCTAATAGAATTCTGGTTCACAGAGAGTGAGTTCGGGATCTCACTAAAATAACCTGGATTGCTTATACGGTTTGATGTTCCAGAAATCATTGAAACCTGATTCTAATTCGCACAATTAAGGATAGTTCAAAACAAAATGCCTACTTCCACAATGAAAGTTAAGTCCGGGACGAAGTACGAAGTTACTTATCGTGCACTGGGTTCTATTGATGATTTGAATCCCGATCAGTTGAAGCGCTTGGCAGAAGCCTATTTGAAATCGAAAGCACGTAACTATGTTCAAGCGCAATTGAATGTGGCCGAGCCAGCTATTGCGGCTAACATTTCAATGCGCGACAACATGATTAAGGCTGGACTTGGAAACGCTGAAACTGTAAAGGCATTTTTCGAAATGCAGGGCTTGCACACTGAAGTTCCTGTTAATTTCGAAATTCCTCTTTCGGATCTCGTTCCTGAGGAAGCTTCAACTCGTGGACGCAAGTCTGTTTCCGTATTCTCTACTGAAGCGGAAGAAGATGACGCCGATGAGAATGAAGCGGCTGAAACTCCTGCTGTCTAATTGAAAGGAAGGGCCAGGATGAGAACTGGCCCACTCTTTTAAGTTCTACTTACTTAGATGTATAAACTGTAAAAGACCGTTTTATCTCCCCAACTTGGTGGACCCCTTTACATGTGAATATTGTAAACTAACTCCAGGAGCAATAATGTCAATCCCAAAAGTTCAACTCTCCCTAGATTTTCTCCAATCGCATTTCCAGATTAAACCCCCCTCCAAAACATTCAAAACTAAACCCAGAGAAGGACAATCTCTGATGGATTGTATTAACAATGCCAACGAATTCCTTCGTGGCCAAGACGAATGGACTCGAATTGAATTTCCATTCGACGGATACTACTATGTAATTGCAAAGTTAGGTGACGGAGTGAGGTAATGGCCTCTCCACGAAAATGCAATTGTGGAAATTGCCTGACGTGTAAGGCAAGAGAATGGCAATATCGTTATCGACTACTAGGCCCAAAAAAACGAGGGCCTTATAATACTAGGGTGAATATAACTGGCAGGGAAAACACTCAAATCGCTGAGGATGTTGAGGAATTAGAAGAGAATTTCCCATGGCTCAAATTCGACTGGAAAGACGAGCGCTGTGAAACTATTAAGAATGATCCTGTGTCGCATTCTGGGACACGATAAACGGATAATGTTTGTCGCGCTACCTTATCCCGAGTTAAAACCTATGATCGTTACGCACTTATGCGTTAGATGTGGAAAGGAAATTGTATGAGTAAATGGGACATATGGCTCGTTGACTATTCATATCTTCACCCTTGTCAAGCTAGGGATAGATACTATGAATTAATTAAGGATAATTACAAAATCCACTACTCAGTGGGAACATTAATGAAAGCTTGCACTACTTGGTATGGGAGGAAAGGGAAATGAAAGTTACATTCAAGTTCAATGGCGCGACGGAAATCGTATTGACGCCAGAGTCTCCCAGGGAAGAATCTCTGGTGAAACTTGCATATGAATCAACCTTAGTTCCACCAATAGTCCTAAGAAGTGGAACTAATGAAATGATAATAAAATTTCCAGAAGGTCGTGCAAATTATGAGCACATTCCAAGTGAGGGGTAGACCAAAATCCGCAGATCAAATACTAATGGCCATTCGTGCATTGTGTCTTGAATGGGAAACCCGTATTAATAACTTGCATCCCATTTCAAAAGATACTCAAACTCTCCTACGAGAAATTAAAAACTGTTGGGGTTATTCCACAGAAAATGTGGCGCGAATTTGGCAAGACCGAGTTACTGAGATTGATAAGGAGTTGAATTCCAAAGGTGCCACAATTACCCAAGATTAAGAAGAAGGCTTACTTATATCCTGATGGACCTGGATTCAAATGTGATTCTTGTGGGGAGTATATAAGTGGTTCAGAAGAAAGGGTATGGTTTCCTCAAGCGCTTCACAAACCTATGTGCGAAACTTGTGGGCGCGAAGCATGTGCCCAGGAAGAAATCGAGGTGGTATTGAAGCAATGATTACTCATGCTATTCAAAGACTAATTGACTGGCAAAATCTATTAAAGGGGGGTAGAAACTGGGAAATTTATTCTCTAACAGAAGGAGAGATTATTATAGGTATAATGCAAGGAAGAAAACGATTAACTTATAAAATTTCTACTATAGAACTAGAATGTTGTTTAATAGATGCTTTAGATAGTAGAATTACTGCGCTTTTATTGCAACTAGAAACTTATGAAACTCATTAATGCCAGAGGAACTCCTGGCCTGATTATGTTTGTGGGAGATTATCCTACGACTGCTGAGTACAACTTAGGTACATCATTTAGCGGCAGTTCAGGTAATCTCCTGTCAAGTTTATTCGCGCCATTCGGAATCAAGACAAGTAATATTTACGCCACCCATTATTTCAAAATACCTATCCCAGGCTTGGCTTCTCCTTCTAAGAAGATAAAAGCTCAAGCGCTTCAAAATGCTGTGCAAGCAGAAGACTGGGACTCGTTATTAAGGGATGAGATAAGTGCGATCAATCCAAATGTGATCGTAGCATGTGGCGCTTTGGCATTGAAATTCCTGACAGAGGAAAGCGGAATTAAAAAGTGGAGAGGAAGTATTCTCCATCTGCATCCCAGGTTCGGAAATGACAAAATTAAAGTAATACCTATTTATTCACCGAGGGAGATATGGCAAGATGACGACAAACCTTTCGTCTACACTCAATGGGATTGTGGACGAGTTACAAAAATCAAAGATTACTTTGAAAGGTATCAACCTGTCGAGACGGTCTGGATCTGCAATACTGCGAACGGAATTCGTGAGTGGTGGAAACGAGGGAGGAATTCAGAATTTATCACAAATGATATCGAAACACATCACGGATTCATCACTTGTACTGGATTCTCTCACGATGGAGCGGAAGCATTTTCTATTCCTCTACTGGTGGGAAATAAAGTTGACTATATGGGACAGGGAGAACGATACAAGGCCATAAAGGAAATCATCGAATCAGGACATCCCATTGTAAATCAGAATATCAAATACGATTGGAAAGTATATGAAAGTTATGGATTGGATTTCAAAAACATTGTGGGTGATACGATGCTCATGGCGCATTGCATCTATCCTGAACTCCCAAAAGGACTTGATTTTCTCGCCAGCATATACACAGACCACCCTTATTACAAAGATGAAGGAAAGAAGTTTGATCCCAGGTTGCATAACATTGATCGTCTGCTCAAATACAACGCACGGGATGCCCTTGTAACTTGGCAAATCTGGAAACTTCAACAAGATGATAGTAAAGCCTTTAAAACTTATAGTTTCTATCATGAAAAGGTTCATCCTTGCTTCTTCATATATAAGAAGATGGATGACTTTGGGATGCGAGTGGATCAATCCCAACGAGATAAGCTCAAAGCAAAATACTATCCCCAACTCGAAGAAATCGAGCAAACCATATCGCTGGTAGCAGAAGAAAAGATTAACATTGCAAGCCCTACACAAGTTGGGCGCTTCGTTTATGACATTCTTAAATGTCCGCCCAAAAGACATCAAACGCCATCAGGTAACCTAGTATATAGTACAGACGAGGAAACATTAGAGGATCTTTATGTTAATAAAGTTACAGACTCTGGACGGAAAACCTTACTCCACAGTGTCATTAGGGCTAGAAAACTCAATAAGATTATTCAATTTCTTGAAGCAAACATATCAGCAGATGGGTATATGCGAACTTCATATAAACTGCAAGGAACCGAAACAGGCAGAACAAGCGCTGGAAAATCAATTGAACCTTACTTTTTCATCAATGACAAAGGAAGAATCCGAGAAGGAGAATGTGGAGGAAGTTTCCAAACAATCCCTAAGCACGGTTTTGAATTTGGATCTGAAAGAATTGGGGATGACCTACGCACAATCTTTGTTCCTACTCCAGGTTATACACTCGTGGAAGGGGATTTATCCCAAGCAGAAGACAGAGTTGTTTGTGTCCTTGCTCAAGATTTTGACGGACTGCGACTCTTAGAAAAGACGGAATTCAAGCGCAATAAGTTTGGCCTTAAAGATGATAGACATTCCTTAACTGCATGTCTTATAACTAGTAAACAATTTGATGAAATCACGCCGGATGATCGCCAAGAAAGGGGAAAGAAGCCAAGACATGCAGGGAATTATAATATGGGTTCTGGAATGCTGGCAATCCTCACTCATTTTTCGAATAGGACTTGTATTGACATTCTTGATAAGTTCCATTCGGGTAATCCAAAAATTAGAGGAATATTTCATGCAGAAATTCGCAGAGAGATTGAGGATAGAAGGTATCTGGTTTCGCCTCACGGACGCCGACGTGATTTCTTTGGACGAGTTAGCGAAGATATGATCAAACAGGCATTAGCAACCATCCCACAAGCGACCGTAAGTGACCATAATAAATTAACTGTCCTACGAACAATGTATGAGAAGTATCCATTTCCGATGGCGCGACCGATTTCTGAGTCACACGATTCGACTACGTGGGAAGTTAGAACCGATCTCGTGGAACATTTCTGTGTTGATTATCTTAATGTATGTGATATTCTTATTGATTTTAACGGATGTAGTCTTAGTAGGGATGTTATGCTACGAATCCCAGGTGAAATGTGTGTGTATAAAGAAAACTGGGGAACACATTAATGCTTACATATGAGTCTGATTACCTACCAGTCAATGAATCAACATTGAAATTCTTTATCACTCCAGTTCAATGTTACCAGAGTCACGCCAACGGTCACATTCTCCTTTTTGTAAATGGAGGCACCTGTAATTACTGGAGAATCTATTACGATGGGAAAGAATTCTACTTATGTGACTTTGAGAATTACATAGAGGATGAGCATGTCAAGGAAATATGTAGTAATTTCAGGATAATGTTTGATCCCTTCCATAGAAATGCGAGGTTAGAAAATGCAATCGAAAACAGTCTCGGGACTCACAGCGATTTACGAGGAGTCGAAAATGTATCTTGAAGGGCATGTGAATACTCACAATGGACCTAAGAATACGCTATGGACTAGGAAAGGTATGAACTTAGAATATCCAGAATGGGACTTTCAGAGTTTCAGAGAAGAAGAGGAGAAATTGAGGGATGCCCTTACCAATAAGAAGTGAGAAAGCGGAAAAGTTGGCGCCTATATCTTATGGCGTTTCACCGACTTGTGATTGCGGAGAATGCAAGAAATGTAAGAATCGCGCCAGACAGAAAAGGTATTATGACGCTCATCGGACAGATATTCTGACTGGAGATTTCTTCCAGCGACTAGACGAGGAAGGTGAGAAATGAAGTGGCTACTAAATTCAACTTTATTGATAAATTCCTGGAACTTACTAAGATCATTGAATCTCCCACTTCATACTTAACGTGGAGTGCATACATGGCGCTCAGTAGTACAATGCGCCATAACATCTATTACAATTTCCCTGCTAGGAAGACCCGTGTTTGCGCCAACTTATATGTCCTGTTAGTGGGAGACAGTGGAGCAACTAGAAAATCAACTCCATTGAAAATCTGTAACTTCCTGATGAAACAAATCGGGAATACAAAACTAATCGAAGGTCGCGCTTCAATCCAGGGAATACTGAAAGAGTTAGCAAGTGTACAACGAATTGAGAAAAGAATCATTAAGGACGCTTCCTGTTTACTATATTCAGAAGAGTTCGCTGCCTCTATTGTCAAAGATCCTTCAGTTACAGGGATTCTCACCGATTTGTACGACTACCACGACGAACACAATATCATTCTCAAGACAGAAGATACTCTCAAACTCACTAAAGTCTGTATTAATCTATTTAGTGCTACTAACGCAGCATTTCTTCAAGATATGTTCAATAAGCAGGATTTATTTGGGGGTCTTGTTGGAAGGACATTTTTCATTATTGAAGAGAAAGCAAGACAGAAGGATCTTGGTTTACGAGACACAGCAACAGAACAAGACTGGGAACCACTCGTAGATCATTTACGGAAATTGAGTATGATGGAAGGAGAGGTAATAATCAAGTCAGATGCACTTGATTTTATGGAGGAATGGTATGCGAAGACTGACTTTGCAAAGTTTGAATCAAAGACAGGTTATGAACATAGAGCACATACTCATGCGATGAAGTTGGCGCTTATACTTGCGGCCGCTGAGCAGGATTTCGATCGAAGTATCTCACTGGCGCATATTACTCGCGCCGTGGATATTGTGACTAGTTTACGTTCCAACTATCACAAAATGGTTGCCACAGTTGGGATGACTCAAAATAATACAGTTCAAGCAATTAAAGACATAACACTAATCCTCTTCAATAACACTGACAAAGCGCTTCCAAAGTCTGAGATTTTACGCGCTCTATTTGGGAGAGTTGATACAGAATCTTTTGACAAAGCAATAATCACACTAGAACAAAGTAAATTCATAGTAACAACTGGCACTTCAGATCCTCACTACCAACTCTCCGAATTTGGACAAACTAAAATACTAGGACAAATCACAGTTAATGGAAAAGGGAAACCTAATTAACTCACTCTCCAACTTTAGACTCAGTACCATCTGCATTTTTGAGGGTGACTGGAATGTTCGCTACTCCAGCTACCCTCATTAGTCTATTAACTACTCCCGGAAGTGCTACATTTCCTTGGTTCATATCTGCTAATTTACTTAAAATCCACCCACCATCTTTAGTAGT